TTTATTAAACACTGGCCTAAAGATACTAAACTTTATGCTTACTATAACGACTGGCCTGAACGAGGGCTACAGTCATACGACCCAGACAGAGTTGAGTTTATTGACTTAATGGATTCTTCATCTGAGTTGTGTGATTTCTTTAAAAAATATGACAAACCAAAAGACAATCCTAACTGGAGGACCGATGTCAAAAGATGGGCATATAAAGTTTATACTGAGTATGAGTTCTTTGTAAAGAATCCACCAAAGTGTGACGTAGGTATCTGGATTGATGCCGACACAGTAACTTATAATGATATACATAAATCTAATTTAGAAGAATGGTTACCTAAAAATAAAGACATAGCTGTTCTCGGCCGTGAAGCTGTAAACTACATTGAAGCTGGGTTTGTTATGATGAGAATGACAGACTTAAACAAAGCTTTGTTTGCTGATATGTATGGGGTGTGGAACTCTGGTGAAATATATAACTATAGAGAGTGGCACGATGCCTTTGTGCTCACACGTATTATGAACTTACATCAAGCACACGGACTACAAGTACACAACCTATCACCGTCTTGTGCAGACTTGAATGCTTTTGAAGCCTCACCGTTAGTTCGATATATGTATCACAACAAGGGTATGTTAAAGTTCAAGCAACAATCGGCCGGTCAAGAACCGCCAACTACAAAAGTACAATATCAAAAACCTGAGAGTAATAAAAAACCTATCGTTGTTACACCTCAAGACTGTATGCCTATAGAGGATATTCGTATGAATATTCTAACAAACTCTAAACGTATAAAGTCTAGTATTGAAAGATGTCAATGGAATGATGAAGAGGTAGCTATCGTATCAGCTGGTCCTTCTCTCAAAAAAAGTTTAAAGAAAATACAACAACTACAAAACAGAGGAGTAAGAATAGTTTGTGTTAAACATAGTCATAACACATTACTTGAGAATGGTATATTGCCTTGGGCTTGTACGATACTTGATCCAAGACCATTCAATGAAAAATCTACTCACGGTTTTGTGCGTAAAGAATTGTTAGCAGAACCACACCCAAGGGTTATGTATTGGGTGGCAACAATGTCTAACCCAGATGTGGTGACACACTTGCTTGATAAGAAAGCAAAGGTCGTAGCTTGGGATGCTTATTGTAATGCCATCGAAGGGTGGGATCATTTCAAAGATAAGTTATTAATTACTGGTGGTACTTGTGCTGGTATGAGAACCATTGGTTTGTTACACACCCTTGGTTTCAGAACAATACATCTTTATGGTTTTGATTCTAGCATAGAAGGAGAGCCTGAAAATAAAGATGAGTTGGCTGAAGATGGTCGTAAGAAATGGTTAAAGGTATCAGTTGGTGAAGACAACAAACCATACTGGACAACGGGTGAACTATTGGCTCAAGCTCAAGACTTTGAGAAACTTATGCAAAGAGAAGAGGTTGATCTTGATATACAAGTTCACGGTGAAGGACTAGTCAAGGCTCTGTGGGACGACGGTTTAAAAGATAAAGTAGAAAAATTAACATATAAGGAATTGTTCGATGACCTCCCGTAAAGTAGTAGGAGTTTTTTTAAACTCAGCATCACACGCACCACACATTAATACTCTAACAGCTATGACACACGGTATTAGAGAAACAACTGATGACCTTGTGTTCTTATCTAACTCAACTAAATATATGGATTGTGACACAGCTATTATATTTGGTTCGTGGAAAGACAGACTAACTAAACATCACGTTTTAAAAATGGATGTGGTTAACAAACACAAGGGAACCTTGATTGTAATAGAAACCCCACTTCTTGGTAGAACAATAACTGAAGATCATAGATACTATCGAGTTGGGCAAAGTCATTATATGGATACACTTGGTTTCTTTAACAATAAAAATTCTAGCAAAGAAAGATGGGGAATCATACGCACTGATTTAGGTCTTGAAGTAAAGGACTGGCGCAAAGATGGTGATCATATACTATTCTTAATGCAACTACCAGGCGATGCTGCTACAGCTAATGTTGATATTCTCCAGTGGTTACAAGATGAAATAATTAAATGTAAAAAAATATCAAACAGACCTATTAGAATTCGTATGCATCCGTTAATATCATCTTATGACTTATCTAAATTTGAAGAGTTTGTTGAAAAACAAAAGGATGTCAAGATGGTGTTCGGACATAAAGACCCAATTGCAATGGATTTGGAAAATTGTTGGGCAACGGTTTCGTTTACAAGTGGGGGGTCTGTGGATAGTCTCCTTGCTGGTGTCCCTGTTATTACACCTAGTCCTCTTAACTTTGCTTACCCAATATCATCCCATACTGTAGAAGATATTGAGAATCCAAAGATGGAAGATCGTCAACAACTATTAAATGATTTAGCTTTTACCCAGTGGACTATCACTGAGATGGCACACGGTTTACCTTACAAACATATTTTAAATAATGACTGATAAAAAAGATAATGATAAAGATGTCGTTGTAAATTTATTTAAAGATAAATCAGAATATGTAATGACAACAGAAGCTGCAAAGCAGTTACCTAAAGAACACTTTTATAAATTAGTTATTGATCAATTAGATAGAATAAAAGAAGACACAACTAAACATCAAGCAACAGGAATAATAACTGTATTGTTTGATGACAAAGGTCCACTAGTTGATTACTTTGCTGGTAGTATCAACTTACATATGGCTTACGTTTTGATGGATCAACTAAAGAATGTTATACTAGAGAAACTTGAAGAAGGGACAGAGTAATGTTAACAGCACTTATTGGTCCAGTCACTGGTCTACTGGATAAATTTATAGAAGACAAAGACCAAAAAAATAGATTAGCACACGACATTGCAACGATGTCAGAAAAACATGCTAATGCTCTAGCTAAAGAACAAGCCAAGGCTAACACTGAGGCAGCTAAACATCCAAGTATGTTTGTCGCCGGTGCACGTCCAGCTATTATGTGGGTGTGTGCTATTGGTTTGTTTGTAAACTTTTTTGTACTACCACTAATGACTTGGTTCACAGCCTTGTTTGCCCCAGAGATTAGTATGCCAAACTTCATAGACACTGGTGAGCTTATCTCTTTAACGATAGCCTTACTCGGAATGGGAGGCTTACGTTCTTTTGAAAAATCAAAAGGGGTTGCAAGAGAGAATATGAGGAAGTAATATATAACTTAGCAGTGGACTGCGGTCATACAAAGACAACCAGCACTATATTTTTTAACCTAATAAATGGAGTTGACTATGTGGTCTAAACCAATTATCACAGAAATAGCAATAGGTCTTGAGATCAACAGCTATGCATGTGCAGAAAAATAATATAGTGGGAGCCTTAGTGCTCCCCTTATTACTTTCTTTTTGTGATCCAGTTGTAGCGACAAATGGTAGACTGTATGATCAACGTAACCAATACTTCGTAACTTGTAGATTAACTAAAGAAAAAAGAGTTGAACCTTTTTTTGGAGAAGATTCTGTCAAGTGCTTTTATACCTGCTCAGATAAAGATAATATAGTTATAACAACACACAGTAATCACGTGTGTGAAAAACAAATACAAACTCCCAGAGGGGATCAAAGAGGTTGGCGAAACAGATTGAAGTATTAACTTTACAAGATTGTAGTGGTGAACGATTCCCAAACAATAAGAACAAGCTGTTAGGTTATAGGAACCCAGTAAAATATTATGGTAAAAAGATTTCAAAAAGTAGAATACAGTCCAGTAAAGAAAACAAAGAGGAGATATAAGAAGCTAGGTCTTAGACATCGAAAAAAATTGGGACCTAAATCACATCTAAGAAGTTAAATCTCTAGGAGCTTACAGTTAAACAGTCCCACTCCTAGAGATTCTTTTGACGACGTTGTTTCAATTAAGAGTATATATTATTTAGTAGCTTGGTCAAGCATAATTATAACCCCCACTCACTACTATAATCGTGTTCAACCCTTATTATATCGTTTTCATCTAGTTTTTCACCCTCCCAAACTTCGAATATCCTTGTATGCCCATTAGAAGCCCGTACACAATGAATTGTATTTTTGGGGATATAAACCCTATGACCACGTGTAAATGTCCACCAGTGGTCTCCTATGAGGGTCGTTGCTTCGCCATCTATAATTTTCCAGTGTTCATTTCTATATTTGTGGTACTGAACTGACATTGCCTTGCCTGGATAAACGTGTAATATCTTTACAACCATTTTGGGTGTTGCTTTTAGTACTCGATAAGCACCCCAAGGACGACAGACAAAACTTTTCATACGATGAAATACATTACAAGAAAGATAATTTCAATGATTAATAAAAACAATAGCAGTTTTAAGGATAGCCATAGGAATTTATCCATTATCTAAATGGTGGTCCCATAAACCAACACACCAAACTATGTCGTGTTCCTTCTGTCACTGCTTTAATTCTATGTAAATAAAAAGAAGGAAAGATAATCATATCACCTTTATCTTTAAAACCCTCTATTGGTTCTATCTTACCATCCATATTTTTAATTTGTAGTATACCACCTTTATAATCTTCAAAGTTGGATAACTGTACAACCATAGATAACTTTCTTATTAATCCTGGATAAGGTCCATCAGATTCTGGTGGATAGATATCTCTGTGCCATTGGTAGTGTTGTCCTTTTTTATACTCGGTAAACTGAGGGCACTGTAGTTGGTTGATATCGAACCCATAGTCTTTTTTATTTACTTCTGAAGCAACCTCACATAATTTAGGAACAATCCAATGATCAAGAGGAAACCATCTTAACTTTGAGTTCCTATCTTTTTTTAAGTCGGCTTCCTTTTTCCACATAACACCAGCCAGATGCTCAGAATAATTAGGTGACTCTTTAATCATCTCATCACAAAATTTTTCAGGAACAGCTTTAGGTATAGTTATAAATGTTTTATACATCTACAACCTCACACGAACCAGCACTACATGCAAGAGTCTGGGAGGACTTAGTGTTATCATCTCTTTCATATAGTGCTAACTCATTCCAATTAATCTTATTAGGTTGATCTTTCTTTAACTTGTGGTATTTAACTTCATCAATATCTTCATAAGGTGCTTGTTGATACACGTGTCCGAAGTTTGGTAGAAAAGATATACCACTTAAATCATCAAAGTTTTTCCAACACCAGTCAGCTACACCTAACCACTCATCTTCATTAACTGATATTGTTACACTAGGTTTATGTTCACACCAGTGTTGAGCATAGGCCAGCCAATGATCTAGTTGTTCAATCGCCGTGCGTTTATGACGAGTGGTACAACCAGTTGGTGCTTTTTCTACAAACGAAAACACAGATGTAGAATCTGGTTTCATCACACAGTCTTCGGTTGGTATGTTTTGAGATTGTAAGAATTGTGTTAGTGGATCTTTCTTATCTCCTCTAACTCTACGAATATAATAATCATTGTGTCTTGCGTGAATACCAGATGCAGCATTAACTAATTGTGATACTGTACCTGATGGTTTGACACACGTTATAGCCGTTGCTTGGTTAATGCCAAATCTTTTAGCCCATATTTTATTAACGTCTACAGCTTTTTGTTTCAACATAACAAGCAATTGATTTAAAACTTGTTTGTTATAAATATCTCCAGATAATATTTTGTGATCCATAATACCTGTTAGTGATACACCAAGTAGTCTTTCTTTTTCGGTAGTATCTTTCCATTGTCTGCGCAGATATTTAAAACTAGTGAGAGTAGCCTGCATAGTACCAAGTATAGTAGCCGCCTCAACCTTATCAAGAAGGTCTTCTTCTGTATCCTTTTCACGAACCACTACTTCAGATAAATTACAAAATTGAAAAGGTTGTAAAATTATTTCTGAACACGGATTAGTTCCGAACTCAAAGTTAGCATCCCTTCTTTTGTTACGTGCTGCAACTTTCTTCGAAGCCTCTCTGTTAAAGATTCCACGTTCACCACTGCCAGATTTATAAAGAGCTAACCACTCTTCCATAAATGTTCCTATATTATCTGGCTTTGTTTCATACACTGCTGAATTATTTGATAGTGCTCTTTGTGCTTCAACTCTATACCATTCTCCAGACTTAGCATCTCTCATATCTCTATCATTTAAATCAGATAAACTAATCATAGCTGATCGTCTAACACCACCCACAACAACAATCTCACCGACTTTACAAACGAGATCGTGACACTCTAACGAGGTAAGCTTTCTGCCTTTGGCTTTCGTAAAGGTTTCAACGGCAAAGTTAAAGAGATCGACGAGCGGTGTAGGACCCGAAGCTCTTCCGCCGAAAGTCTGAAGTCGTGCCCCTGCCGGTCGCACGTTAGAAATATCCCACCTGGGGATTTGCCCGGCATACAATAATGTAACGATCTCCCGAAATGCTTTTGCCCAACCAAGCTTAGAATCTCGAACGACGACAACTGTTTCAGTGCTATGAAAAGCATCAGCAACAATAGGAAGTTGTTCGGTATATTTTTTTTCAACACTAAAGCCCACCCCTGTGCCACACATAAGAACATAGAGTATCTCATCAAAAGCTTTTGGATGATCTACAGGCACATAAGAACAATTATATCCCGCTATATTCTCTCTTTCCAAGGCGGGACCAGCTGTCATCAATGCTCTCATTGATGGCATAACATCTAAATTTAAAACTTTATTTTCTAAATAGTCCCTTGTTTTTTTATCAATCTTATACTTACAATTCTTTTCAATTTGTTTTTCAAAGAAGTCAAAGTAACGAGCTACGGTCTCGTGCCAGTCCTCTCTTCTTGTGTGTTCTGGTAGCCATCTAGCATATCTAGACTTGTGAATAAATTGTTGATAAACAGTTGGTAAAGTCGTCATTGTCTCCCTTTCATTTTAATTATGTTTCTAATATGTGTTAATGTCATTACCACGTTAAGTACCATCATAAAGTATAGACCCTCTTGGATCGTCCATGCCCACCAAAAAAACTGTGAGCAAATACCAAACACCGGTGCTTTAAGTGATCCGTTACCATACAAATAAACTGATACACACGCACTCAGTGAACAGATTATTTCAAGTATCGGAACCTCAGATACTATCATTCTTTTTCTAGCAATTCAATATATCTATTTAAATACCATCGAGCTTTTTGCAAATCCTCTAATCGTTTGCCTTTGTAGTTACATCTCCACGTGTATTTCATAACCTGTCCACGAAGATAACCACGATACTCTTCTGATGTTAGAGCAGCTTCAATGGCTTCAATACATTCAATACCTTTATCATTATATTTATAGTGGGGTGGGTGGTTTACTAAATCATCTGTCATTTTGTCTCCTCTCCGTGTGTCATATTTAGTAATACATTTAATCTCTTTCTTTGAAACTCTGTGTTCGTTGGGTCATTAATAAGTTTCCTAGCAAAAGTACGAACTTGCTGATAGTCAAGGCCAGCAAGATCACAAACATCAACAAACCAAGAAGCAGTAACACCAATGCTTTTACTAAACCATCGTACAGCTTCTTCCCTAACGTGAATAGATTCTTTAGAAACATTCTCATTTTCATTACTAGCATCTAGTAAAGCTTGATAGATAACAGCTCTGAATAAAGCTCTTTCATTTTCTCCCTCTCTACTTTCCTCTGTGGTCGTACCGAGTGAAGGGTCTAAAACAATCCGGGTTTGGTTTTGGTTTGACAAAGATGTCTGTCGTGTTAATTTCTTTCGGTCTTTCATCTATCCATTCTACCGGCACAAATCTATCTGCCCATATAAAATTATTATTACTAAGCCAATCACCATAAGTTGTTTTACTAGTTTTGTAAAGTTTATTTCTAGAATTTTGTAATACAAATCTAATATCTAAATCTGGTCTTTGTTTTTTAATATACAAATGTTTAGCTCTATCCTCTTTCGTTAGTTGTCCTTTAAGTTCTATTATAATACCATTAGATAATATAATGTCTGGAGTGTATGTCTTTCTAATCTCTGGAACAATATAAGGTATTACCAAAGTCTCGTACTCAAACTTAACTTTGTCTTCATCTAGTTTAGCGCAAACGGTAGCTTCAAAGATAGATCTATAAAATCCTTTTTCTTTTCTAAGAACACTCACGGAATATCCTCTGAAACATTTGGTTCACTAACCACTTTGGTTAACCATCGAGGTCCTTTACTGTAAATAAACTTACGTAAGCCTTGACCATCGTTTGCATCAGACCAACAGTCAACTTTGTATGCGCAATAAGAACAACCAATACTTAACTTCATATTACCAGACACTCCATCTGGCTCCTCATCATAACAACGAGGTGGTGGTTTGTTCTTATCCTTTAATACTTTTCGTAAGTGTTTAATTCTTTCTCGTGCATTAGGTATATCTGATTTGTGTGGACGACATAATGCAAGTGCTCCACTTTGTTTATCGATAGCAAGAAAACCTACCTTATCATTCTTATTTGCTTGTGAGTATGCGGCGATCTGATGTAGATAGCCAAAGGCATCTGTCTCTGGAGTAAGATCATTCTCTCTAAACTTTCTGAATCCAAACTGTGATGCCGACTTAACATCAATAACAACTCCATCTATTACTGCATCTTGATGACCAACAACTCCATCAAGGTCTAATGTTTTCTGTTCATCTGTGACAGAATGTCCTGCCGTTTTAGCTAGTAATAATAGAAGTGCTTCTAACATATGCCCATATAAAAACTTTATTCGAGCATGAGCTGGCATATGTTCTCTTAGTTCTGGTTTGTATAGCTCATACCATAGTTGTCTGTCTGGTTTGCCGAGGCTCGACATACGAATACCTCGGCTACCAGATTGTTTCTCTGTTAGATAAGTAAGAACAGCATCTTTCATACTCTCTGCAAATTCATTCAAGTTATTTGTTGTGGGTTTTTTAGTATTGCCCTCGTCAAATAATTTGTAAATATCTTTTACAAGAGTATCTATGCTCTTCTTATCTGACATTAGAATGGAAGCTTATCGTCTTCCAATCCATCTTTGTTAGCTGCGCCGTTAGTTGGAGCCTGGTATCCAGACTCTTCACCGAACTCATCTAAGTTTTCAGAAGGACTGTACTCAACTAGTTTAGTTACTTGCACAGCTTTTAAAGATGAGCCAACACCTTGATTACCACCGACATTGTAATCATATGTATCAAAGGCCACATTAACTTGTGAACCATTACCGATTAAAACATCAGAACTAATAGGTGTTTTCTTAGAATCTACAACACGAGGTGCAGAGTT